TGACTGCATCGACTGGTCTATCCCCTGCCCCAGCATCTTCTGGACAAAGGAAGAGGCAAAGGCCAACGGGTTCCCCAGGATCAAGCGCCCACTGGCTGACAAGACGCTCGAGCGCATTGCCAAGGGGCTGAAGAAGTTCGTCATCGATAACCCTAACCCCTTCATTGCACCAAATTGCGTGGCGCCATTTATTACTGAGATGGCCAACGGTTCAAGCCAGCGCAACATGGCAGCTAACGAACCGATGAGAACCCATTGCGCGCAGGTCAAGGGCGGACACTTTGCCATGGTAGCACCAGTGTTGGTGCGCCACTTTGGCAAGTCAACCGCGGCCGACATAGAAGCACCGGCACCGACCATGATGGGCGGGGCAGACAAGAACGTGCTGGTCGCTGCCTCCCTCATCAAATATTACGGTGGGGTGGTCGGTGTAGGGGCAGACCAGCCGGCCCCCACCATCACCACGGTAGACCATAACGCCTTGGTTACCTCATACCTGGTGAAGATGCGTGGCCAATGCCACAGCCAAGACTTGAGAGATCCTATGCCAGTGGTGACGGCCGGCGGCAAGCACCTGGCTGAGGTTCGGGCGTTCCTCATCAAGTATTACGGCACCGCCGTTGGCGCCCCCCTCGATGAGCCGATGCATACCTGCACCACCAATGACCGGTTCGGGCTGGTCACCATTCATGGCGACCAATACCAGATCGTCGACATAGGCCTGCGGATGTTCAAGAGCCACGAGCTGTTCGCCGCCAGCGGCTTCCCGCCCGACTACATCATCGACCACGACGTACACGGCAATCCCATCACCGAGGAAAGCGCGATCGCCAGATGTGGCAACGCGGTCCCTCCTCAATTTGCAGAAGCACTGGTAAGGGCCAACCTGCCAGAACTCTGCACTGACAAGATCGAACAAGCCGCATAACCAAAGAGTGGGGCCAGTGGCCCCATTTTTTGTATCAAAAACCTCTTGATGTATCGCGCGCGCGATATTATATTCACTTTACTGAGGCGGGGCTGGCCCGCAACAAGATAAGGTGACAACCATGGCAAACATCACGACGACAAAGGGTTACACGCTGAAGGCGCTGGGTGAGGACTTGTTCCAATGCACCCACCAGAACGGCAAGGAGCTCCCCTCTCACCTGCGTGATGTGCTGTCAAAACAAACGGACGGTTCTTTCATCTGTGCAATAGAGCGCACCCCGGTGTACTGGGCTGGGTCCCAGTCCTGATTTGAATCTATATGGGCCAGCAATGGCCCTCTTGCGAGGAGTAGTTATGTCATCAAGATCGGAAGCGCACCGTGCAGCGGATCGGCGCTATAAGGAGAAGAAGGCAGGCGCGGGGCGGTTCCCCGGCGTCATGCTCAACCAGGAGGTTACTGACCTGCTCAACGAGATGGGGACGCTACATGGTGGGAAAACGGAGGCCATTATCAAGGGGCTGCGCCTGCTGAAAGAATCTGGCAGCGCTGGTGAAGAAGGTGCTTGATGTATCGCGCGCGCGATATTATATTTAACTCATCGGCAGGCAAGACCGCCCGCCACTACCGGACCAGGAGTAGACGATGAGAACCGAATTAGCCCAGCAGTTCCAGCAGATAGAAGCCGTAGCCCAGCAGCTGGTTAAAATGATGAACGCCCTCGCTATGACCAGCCTGACACTGGAAGACGCCACCGCAGAGGAGAAGCTGGCCCTGCTGTTGATAAGCCAGCAGCGAGCGCCCGCAATGAGCCTCTTCAGCGACCTTGGCGCCATCAACGATGCCGCCAACAACCTGCGGCAGGAATAAAAAAAGCCCCGGCCAATCGGCCGGGGCTTTTCGTTACTTCTTCTTTTCGCTCTGGATCGGGGTCGTCGCCTCGATGGTCATGCGATATCCACCAGAACGACTTCCGCGAGCCACCACGCGATCGATCGACATCGCCCCAGCCATGCCATTAGGAAATGACTCATCAAGCGTGATGGGCGTCTCAGCGGCCAAGTATGGGTCGCCTGGCACGTCCAACGTGATCCTGCGCTTCTCTCGCTTGGCTTTCCTGCTCTTCCCCTTCAATGCTTGAGCCGCATGCTCCGCGTTGACGTACATATGGGGCAGCTTACGATATGGCGCTTCCCCAGACTTCACCTCATGCACCTTGCCAGTCGCGTCATCTTGCCACATGGCTATCACGCCTCCGACACTCTTGCGCTGCGGCATGTCGAGCTCACAATTGACAAAGTGTTGGTTGCCAGGGCGATTATCAGGCGGCACCCGTAGAATAACCGGTGTCATTTCCTTGCCGCTGATCGTCGTGGTGCGGCCGCGCAAGGCCAGCACATACATGCCGTCCATTGGCTTGGCCACAGCATCATGCTCCTTAGCCAGTCGGGTCAGAAATGCTGCATCAGTCTCATCGGTCTGGTCTATGTGGCCGAGCGGTAGGCCATCCAGTTCCGGGTCGACTCGTGGGGTCATGTCATGGGACTGCACCACTTCTCGGAACAACTGGCCGAGGGTGGTCGCATCCCAGCTTCGGGTCCGACGCTCCTTGAACCCTGTCTCGTCCTTTCCAGTGAAGGGGGCTGATGTGGCCACGATAGTGATCCGCCTCGGGAACAGGCGGGGGGTGATACGGGTGATCTTGAAATCCCCTATCCGCACAGGCCCCAGCTCCTCGTACCCCTCGTACCACGTCAGCACCTGATCTGTCTCCGGTATCCCATCAACCCCCTCGATGTTGACCACCAGGGTAAGCTGATCGCTCTGGTGGCCAGCGGCATCAACCCGGTCGAACGACTCAAGTCTGGCATTAATCATCTCGCTGCCTGGCCCCTCGCAGTAGTGAACGGGCGTAGTACCAAGCCTCAGCTCCATACTCCCTCCCGTTCTCTCGGGGCGCTGGGCGGCTTCTCTGGCATTGTTATCACCACACCGGCGGGCAGTACCATGGGGTAGTTATTCAGGTGCGGGTTCAGTCGATAAACTTCTTCCTCGATGGCATCGTCATCCCGGCCGAGCATGCGCCATGTCAGCAGGCCAACTGTGTCACCGTCAGTCGTTCTGACTCTCATCGGCGTTTTCCTCCAAGAGCGGGGTTGGCAAATTCCACCAAGTTGATCGATATGTCCTGCACGATGCAGGTGCCATCGTGGATCATCTGCTCACCCTTCACATCAAACGACTTGAGGACATACTGGCCATAGCTGGTGCCGTCACCACGCACAAGGGTGCGGGGCTTGAACTCATCACGGGCCTTCCTCAGCTTTTCGATCTGCTCTTCCCCATCGCTGGAGTACCAGCGGCCGGTAAAGCTGATGGTGTCCAGCTTGCGGCCTGTCTGCTGGAGCAGTGGCAATTCGTTCAGCAGCTCGATCTCCACCCAGCCACCGTCAAAGCTGCGGCTCATACCGTTCAATGGGTTGCCACCAGACATGGAGAAGTTGTAGCCGCCCCAGCTGAACTGCTTGTCCGGCTTGGCTTGGGCCTGGTTCAAAAGAAAGCCAGCCCCGAGGCTGGCCAATAGTTGCGTAGGAAACGCCATCAATCACTCCCCAATCCAGCCAGGCTGGCATCTGTTCGCGTATCCAGTGAGAGGCTGCTGGTCAGCAGTGACGGTAAGAAGCTCGAAAGCTGCGCTTTGATCTTCTCCACCAAAGCGTTGTCCTGCTCCGGATCGCCACTGGCCCGGACATCAAAACGCAGGTCGAACTTGTTGGATATCTCGGTCTTCTTGGTCTCCTGCTTGATCACCTCCTTGACCGGGTCCGCCCCGTTGGCCAGCGCCGTCTTGTCGGTGGCAAACCATTTGCCTATCTGCTCACCGATGATGTTGCCAAGCTCACCACCGCCCCAAGCGCCAAGGGCGCCTCCGACGGCGGCACCGACAGCTGTGCCGATCACCGGCACTACTGACCCGACGGCTGCACCGGCTGCCGCCCCGGCCCATCCGCCGGCTGCACCGCCAAGGATGTCACCGGTTGCACCACCGATGGATGCCGTGTTCCCTGTCATGGCAGCGCCGTACAGCTCACTGCCTGCCGAGATCATGCCGAGAGGACGGATCACCTTGCCAGCCACATGGCCAACCGACCTACCAGCTGAGGACAAGACCTCTGCAGCACCGCCACCAACATCGGCGACGTCCTTGACCATCTCAGATGCCTCTGCCCCCTTCGGCATCATCATCAATCCGGCCCCAAGGCCAAGCAGGCCAGCTCCCTTACCAACGCGCCCAAAGCGGCCTGAGCGAGCGCGGGGTGCACCGGCGCCGGCTATCCGCTCTTCGGCCTCCCGCAGGCGGCCAAGGCGAGAGCGGGGCTTGCCATTGCGGCCTGTTCGGCCACCTCGACCACCGGGGCCACTGGCCCCACCCATCATATCGAGCTGGCGGTTTACCCGAGCCAGACCGGCCGCAGCACGATTTGCTGAAGCTGCGGTCCTGTCATTCGCTCCCCCCAGCTTGGCCTTCATGATCCGGCCGGCCTGGAACATATCGCTGAAGATGGACTTCACGCCCTTGAAGACAATGAGCCCTGCCTTCAAAGCGAGCAAGCCGGCACCGGCCTTGACCAGCCAGCCGGCCGTCTCTCTCGCTGCCTCAGATGTTTCCATCAACTTGGCACCAGAGGCTGCCATCGCAGACAGTGGCTCAACCACCTCATCCATCAGCGGTAAGAACAGGTCACCGAGGTTGATGATCAACCGGTCAAAGTTGGCCCCAGCCCGGTCTAACATCGCCTGCCTGGTCTTGGCCTTGTTCTGGTACTCAGCCTCCATTGAACCGGCATACGCTGCCTCATCGCCGGCCAGCTTCATCGCCTGCCGCAGCAGGTCAGTGTTGGCGGTCAGCTTGCTGACTGCCCCCACCACCTCTTCGCCGAACAGCTGGCTGATCACCGCCGCCTGTTTGTCCTTGTCCTGGTGGCCTATCTTGCCAAGCACCTTAAACAGGGTGCCGCCGGCATCGCGCTGCATGTCCTTGGCCAAGACCATGGGGTCAAAGCCGAGCATGGCCAACGTCTCTTTCTGCGCCTTGGTGGCTGCGAATGACTTGTTGAGCCGCCCTGTGATGTTCTTCATCGCGGTGGCGGTGGTTTCCTCACCCTCACCACCCGCAATGAGCGAGGCGGCCAGCGCCGCCGCTTGCCGGTCGGTAAAACCGGCTTTCATGGTAGTCGCGCCCTGCCGCAACATGACGCGGGCGACTTCGGCCGGCTTGGCCGCCATCTCGTTGGAGATCGCGTTGGAGTAGTCAGCCAGGCGCATCGCCTGATCCTGATCCATCCCCATCGCCGAACGCCACTTGGCCAGCGTGCTGCCCGCCTCCTCGGCGGTCATGTCCATGGCGACGGCCATCTTCGACGCATCGCCGGCAAAGCGCAGCAGCTCTTTGGCATCCGTGGTGCCGTCTGCCCGCTTGCCGATCCCCGCTTCACCCGCTGCCGAGACGATGTTGGTCATGCCAACCTGGTCAACGCCAAGCTGGCCTGCCATCTCCATCATTCTGGCGCGGGTAGCCGCCTTCTCTGCATCATCCTTGAAGGTGACGACCTTGGTTACACCAGCAAAGGCGCTTTCATAGTCCACCGCCTTCTTGGCTGCGTAGATAGCAGGAGCCGAGGCTGCGGCCAGGCCAAACAGTTCTCCAGGCATATCGGCACGGGTCTGCTTGTTGGCCGCCATCTTGGCCTGGGCATCCGAGATAGTTGCCAGCCTCTTCTGCTGGCGCTCCATCGCAGCGCTGGCCAGATCGGTATCACGCTTGAGTCGCAGCTGCTCGGCGCCAAGCGCCTTGGTGTTGATCCCCGCCTTGCTCAGATCGTTGGTCAATGAACCGAGGCGGCGGCCCTGACTCCCCAGGGTATCGGTCAGCCGCTTGGCTTCGCCGGTGGCGCTCTTCTGCGCCTTTTCTGCCTCTTTGATCTCCTTTCCGGCCCCGGCATAGGCCGCTTTCAGCTCGGCTATCTTGCGAGTGGTGGCGGCAATGGCCTCCTGCTGGGCTGGCGTCGTTGGGCCGACAAAGCCCTTCATCTTCTCCAGCTGGCGCTCGGCGGCCTGTAGCTCCTTCTTGTAGCCTTTCTGCTGCTCAGTCAGGTTCTTGATGGCGGAAGCCGCCTTGCCGGCTTCCTCCTTCGCGCCGGCCAGCGCCCCCTTGGTTCCATCCATTTCCTTGCGCAGCGACCCAAGATCGGCAGACCGCTTGCTGGTATCACCAAGCTTCTTGAGTTGCTTGTTGGTCTCGTCGATCTCATTGCGAAAGCGGGCCGAGGCGGAACCCGCCGATTCAAAGGTCGCACTCAGGTTCTCTTTGGCCGAGAGCGTCACCGAATACTTTTTGTCAGTCATGCTTCTTCACCCCTAGCCTGGCCAGCGCCAACTCATAGCGACGTAGGGCGGCCGGTACCCGCCATCCCTTGATCTCCTCTTCTGAGGCCGAGTAAACCAGCGGAACTACATCGATCAGGCGTTCGACGTCTGCAGGGGAAAGTAGTCCGCCGTTTCGGCCAAAAAATCGGTAAGTCTCGTCTGCAGGGCGAGCCAGTCCGGCATGTGTAGCTTCATCACAACATCCGGCATCAGGTTGGTACAGACAGCTACCAGTTCGCGCTCTTGGTCAAAAACTCCGAGATCGCGCACTGAATCCGTCAGGCGAACAGTAGGAGGGCGCATGGTCACCACAGTGACAGGCTCTTTGCCTCGCATGGCGTCGACAACAGGCACTAGCAGGGGGAACTCGTCAGGGTCACGCACTACACCAGGAGCAGCTGGCAACAGTTTGTAACTCGGGGTCATCACCAGCTCACGGATAATCTTGTCGATAGAGTTGAGATCAGGATTGGTCAGTTCACCGCGCTGCTCATCAGACAGGCCGGTATGAGCAGTGAAAACGGCAACATTAAATCCATGCTTATCACGCTTGGCTTCATCCGTACTATCCATGTTGAACTTGGCGCGCAGGGCGCGCATTTCGCCGATAGGTACGGTGGACACTGTGACCGCAGTCAATCCGTCCAGCGGCCAGCGCAGCGGGTGGGTTTTGGTATAGGGCTTGGTCATCATGGGTCTCGCAATAAAAAAGCCTCGCTTGGCGAGGCTGAGAAAAGAGGGGCAGAGTGGGGCCAGTGGCCCCACTCTGCAGCAGGGGTTAGAACATGCCGACGTTGGTACGATGAACCTCGAGGATATCGCCATCACCCAGGTTGCAGATGGATGCCTTGCGGCTGACATGCCACTCCAGAATGCCGTTCACGATGCGTTTAGCCTCATCAAGGCTAAAGTTCAGGGTGTCCTCCGGCTGCTCACCAACAACTCCACCAGAACGATCCCGCGTGGCAATTCGACCAGTCCAGAACTCCTGAATGGCAGTAATCTCGCCATCCTCGTCCTCCCAGGACTCGTTAATAATCACAGTGACCGGACGGCCTGCCTTGCGACCAACCATGTTGAGAACCCATGATCGCAGACCCTTTGCGACGATCTTGGAGGTCATCTTCTCAATACCAGTACGCTGATCGCCCTCGATAAAACTGCCTGCAATCGAGGCGCTTTTCTCCTTCGGGGGCGGGCACTCCCAAGAGATGATTTCACGTTGAATAGGGATGCCATCGATATGGATCTTCTGCATCATCCGTACATTTTGACCAGCCATTACAGCACCTCGTTCAGGAAGCTTTCGACAATGCCCTCATCCTCGCGCAGGTGGTAAACCATGTGCTCGTTCGGGCTGTAACCGGCAAAGCCGATCACGATGTGCCACTCACCGTTGCGGTAGTTCTCAACGTTGTTGAGAGTGGGGTGGAGATAAACTTTGGCGCCGATCAGTTTGCCGGCCGACGCTTCGCCATCGAGCCAGTTCTGCAGAGAAATGACCTTGGACTGCATGAACTCTTTCGACAGCAGGCAGCCCATATCCGGCTCGGTGGTAGCGATCAACTTGCGAATAATCGCCAGCTCAAGACGATCGATGTTGATAAAGCGGCCACTGAGTGTCCGGTTGCCAATCAGCGAGAAACCGCCGCGGCTAGTGCGGGCGAAATAGCAGATCCCGTACTTGTTCAGGCGGTCGCCACCGCTTGTCTTGTCCAACAGGTTGTAATCGATGGTGCGCTGAAGGCCATCGATATAGACGTTCATGCGGCCCTGACCTGGGTTCTCATGCACATGGACGCGGGCCACACAGCTGAGGTAGTGCGCCACGCCGGACATGTATACATACCCCTTCGCGGCGTTTGACGACACCTTGACGAAGGGATCGACCAGCACTGCACCGGCATAGCCGGTATCAACCACACCGAGGGATTGCGACAGGGCGATCACCGCATCATCGTTGGTGCTCGGCCCTTCCAGCGCCGGCGACACAAACAGCCGCTTGGCCATCTTGGCCAGGGCGTCATGCACCGCCTTGTGGCTGAAACCTGGGGCGGCGATGTCAGTCAGAGTCTCCGGGATATCGGCGGCCAGCGCTTCGATGCCGGTGCGGCGGCCAGTCATCGGGTCGATACCACCGACGATCTTGGCGATGGTGCCAGATGCCGTCAGATCTTTACCGTGGATCACAATCTTGTGGCCGGCAGTGAGGTCACCCAGCTTGATGGCACCATCCGCTTTGAGGGTTAGCACGTTGGTTTCACCAGGGATATAGCTCACCAGCGCAGAGGTTTTGTCGCCAATCTCGGCCGTCCAGCTGGCGGCCTGGGCACCTACTACTGCCTCCAGCAGGGTCGGGTCGGTGATGGTCACTGCCAGAGTGCCGTTGTCGTTAGCCTTGGCAGTTACGATCATCCCTTCGTAGTCCTTGGCGGCCGGGGCGGTGCTGTCGTCTTCATCTTCGATGACGACGTAGATGGAACACTGGGCCGCATCCAGCAGCGCGTTACACGCCCGCCACAAGGTGCCACGCTCGTTGCCAGCCATATCCAGCTTAGCGAGCGCCGCCTTGTTGTTGACCCAGTACGCTTTGCTGCGCGGGATATCCGGGTGGGCATCCGGCGCAGTGCCGACCAGCCCGAACACGGCGCGACCGAGCGGCCCCATCGGCGTGGGGGCCGGCTCGCGCACAATGCTGGCGCCGTTATGGACGAATTGTTCAATTACAGGCATGGATTATTTCCCCTTGCTGGCCTTGGTCGCCGGTTTGACGATGAGATAGCCGCTGAGGAGAAGCTGGGTCGCCTCCCCTTCGGCCATTTCGACTGTGCTGCCCGCTGCCTGCCAGTGGCCGGTATTGGGGTGCTCGAAGCCGAGCTGCACAAGAAACTCTTTCTTTTCCATTCTTCTGCTCCTGAAAACAGGCAATAAAAAACCGCCAGTAGGCGGTGTGTTGTTTTGCTGTGGCCTCAACCGGCTGTATTAGCAACGGGGGGTTCCGGTATGGTGATATCGGTTGGCCAACCATCGCTTTGTGGCAAACGATAGAGAGTGACCCGGTAGTGCTGCCAGGCGGTCAGCTGAACACGTTCCGCATCGCTGAGAATGCCAAGCTTCTCGGCATCTTCCAGCGGGGCCATGGCTGCCGCGGCCTGCTTGAGAAGGGTATTGAGGCGAGCCTGCTGCTCGGCCTCCGTCGGCGGCGGCAACGGGATCACCTCGATATCGCCAAACTCGCCGAACACCGCCCGGCTGTAGAGCTCACGGCCGTGTTCCTCAGTGTCGTCCTTGCGTGCTGCAAACTGCACTGGGTCAGGCAGGTGGGCAAAGCGCACATCCAGAGTGATGCTATCCGGGTCGCCCGCGTAATGGCGCGGGCGCTCGGCACTGATCACTTCAATTCGTTCCATCAGATTCTCCTGTGCTTATGCGATGCGGATCCACAAGGTGGTACGGTCATCCCAGCGGTCATCGGCGTTATCCGTGACGAACCCCAAGCACTTCCAGGTGCCCGGCAGCGCCCAATCGCGGTTTTGCCCCCACTCCGAGCAGTTGGCGGGGCGCAGGGATGAACCAGCGATAGTGGCGGTGGGGTTCATGGCGCCAGAGTGGCCCGGGATCACGGCGGCCAGCATGTAGGTGCCGATTTGTCCCCAGCCACCGGCGACGATGTCCTGGTTGCCCTGTGCAGCAGTGTGGGTGTGTGACTTATATGCAAAGCCTGACTGACACCAGTCGATGAGATTGCTGCCACCAAGGCGTGTCGGATACATCTCGCCAGCACTGTTGATGCTCCAACCTTGCGGAGCAATGACCTCGCCATTGTTGCGGAACTGCCATGTTCTCCGGTAGGTGGCGCCATCACACGCCGAAAGGACAAAGGTGCTAAGGTCAGGATTGTCGCTGAGGTACGAGCCAAGAATGTGCTCCATGGAGTATTTGCCGGGGATGACATATTGATGTCCAACCAGGCCAAGCAATGCACCATTGCCCGAATTGATGCTCTCACCCCAGAACTGGCACTGTCCGAGGCCTGCCCAAGATCGATTGGCGGCAGGATAGGCAGCCCTGAATCGCCCCTCCACGGTGCCAAACCCATCGGCGTCAACTACGCCATAAGCCTTAGCTTCACCACCGGCTCCATTACTCTGAACAAAACGAATGCTGGAGGTGCCCTGCGGCTTATACATCATCACCGCAAACTTGCCTGGCTCATGCAGCTCGACCGAAGGGTTTCCTGCGTTTTTGACCTGGTGATAGCTGCTCTCACTACTGCCTGAAACGACAAGGCCATTCATCCCGACGGAGCCAGTAGCATTAACCCAGAACGGCGAGGCGTTCCAAACCCCGTCAGAGTAACGATGTAATCCCCAAGTCCGGGTAATGAGATTGACCCCAAGGCCCCAAGTCGTACCAGACCAATCGTCAGTCGGGGCAAATCTCAATCCCGCATCAGCCTGAACCTGCATGCTGTCAGCGTGAACCAGCTTGTGCGCCCGGATGCGCTTTCCAGCAAACGTCAGCACCGGAACCGGGGCGTTCTCTCCACTTGCTCGCGCACTGATGTACGGGTCGCCATTTTCTGGGGTCTCTATGCCCAGCCAGGTGCTGCCAGCGCGTGAACGAGCAATCAACCCAACTCGACCATAGATGGCGTCCTTTGCATCGACCCCCCCGTCCAGATAGCCGCCTGTCTTGGGATATGCCCCAAGCTCATCGGGGGTGGGCTTGTTCAGTGTGTTGTAGTCCCTGGCCCAAGGGGTGAACGCCCCGGTGTCGTACTGGGCGCGGGTATAGACTCGGCTGGTGTTGTAGACGTGATAACGATGCTGCACCCCGGCACCGGCAGTCACAATCAGGGAACCAGATTTCGCCTCCGGGTAGTTGAGAGCCAATGTCGCATTGCCGTCATTGTCCTGGCGGTATGCCCCCGGCTTGGTAATCGTGTTCAGGTCCTCCTTGACCAGTGAGAACGGGTTGGTCAACGTGCCTGGGTGGGTGTGGGTTTTGCTTGCTTTTCCGTCAAGCGCCACCTGCAGCCCTTTTACGCCAGCAATCTCATGGCGGTCTTCGCTAGTCTCATGGTCATGTATTGCTTCTGCCAGTTCCTCTTTGTTGACGTAAACAATAGATGGGTCAACCGTCGGAGTAATCAACTCTCCATGGGAGGGAACAAACCGCAACTTGTAGATGAAGCTTTTAGCCTCACCTTCCGCCAGTACGGGTTTCCAATCCCCCTTGATCCTTCGATAGGAATGGAGAATGCCGGCACCTTGGCCAACAAGCTTGCACCCCATTTCGCGGATGTTGTATCCCTCCCCGTTCAATGAGTCATCGACAGGTATGAAACAGGTGACCACCCACTGTTCTGGAGCTTTCTTGTTCTGCTCAACAATTGCGGGAAACTCTCTGATCTTGTTGACCAGTTTCGTCCGGTTAATAGGGCTTTCATTGTCAGGCAGAATGCCATCGCCAATCTCGACAACACCGATGGTGACCGGATACCCCTTCTCTTTTGCCAGCGCTTCAAATTCCTGGCCAGCTGCCGTCACGTAGCCCCGATAGTCAGCCACTGCACACCTCACTCAAATTATTGGTTGAAACAATCATGGATAAGCAGCCACCTAAACCGGGTCTGGGATATAAGGTTCACAATCGGAGATGACGCCCGTTTCTGCATACACATCGGTACCACAGCTAACATCAGCACTACGCACCAGATACACGTCTGCAGAATCGCGGGCGGCCTTATACGTCTCCACGCGGCGAACAACCCGACGGGTTAACTCGTCAGTCAGCGACCCTTCCTCAAGCCCTGCCTGAACCTCAATGACATAGGGGCTCAATCGCTGGACAAAACATGAAAAGCCAATGTCTTCTACGGATTGCCTAATGCCTTCTGCAGTCCCAGAAAGGGACTGCAGCGGCAACGCTTTAGCCGTGGTTTTACGCTTGGCCTGTTCAGAGTCGGTAGCACTCCAGTCAGAAATCCCTCGCTCGATGGCGAGGGACGGTAAAAACTGAATCGGAGTGGCAAGGCCGTCAAACAGCTGAGGAAGAGGGGCTTTGGCATCTACATCATCGAGAAGCTGGTCCAGCGCTTGTTCTATGGCCACCTGCAGTGCACTGCGGTTGTCTGGCTGGATGCTGTCAGTCATAAACCACCTCCACCGTCACCCCGGTGCAGTATGGCGCTTCGCTTACTGCACAGACTAACGGGGCGAGCGGCTCAAGCAGCTCTACCCGCTTCACCGTTTGGTGGCCATGGGCAATCGCGTAGAGGCGGCCTGGGTCGATAAGCCCCTCTAACTGGCGAGCCCCTTCTGCATAATCCTCGAGCTCGAGCTCGATGGGGGCCGGGTCGATGAGACCACCAGGAGAGTTACTGCCATGGAGCCTCATCCTGATCTGGTATGGGCGAATGGTCGGTTTCTTTACCGTCACTACATCCGATGCCAGCGAGATAGATGGTCGCTTCATGTAGGCATTGGCATACGCCAGCAGATCATCTGACGGCGTACCATCCCCCGATCTGGCCAGCAGCCAGCAATCAACCAGACCAGACTCAGCCTTGGCCATCTTGGCGCGGCCATCCTTCACCTCACCGGAGCGGGAGCCTGTCGGAAAGTCGTAGGTCATCACCACCCGGTTAGGCTGAGGGGAAGTGACCGTGATAGTTGGCTTGTCGCCCAGAGTCATCAGGTGGAAGCGGTAGGCAAGCTCTGACCCCGTGGTTGCAAACCCGAACGGGGCAAGCAGGCAGCGGGTCAGCAAGTCAACGTCCGACTCCATCTCGTCAGGAATGGGCGGGAAGGCGCTGGGGTTGCCTTTTTTGATAACCTGCCGGGTGAGGCCAAAGTCGGCAGCGCGGGCGTCGAGGTTGGTTCCTTTCGCCCACAGCATCAGGATCTGGCGGATCTTCTCATTCAGGCGCCGTTCGCGGTTTACTACCACCATGGCGCATGCCTGGGCGATGATGCTGGCCAGCTCGGCATCGTTCTCCAGCGTCTCGGCAACCGCGCTGGTGTCATCCGGTCTCATGGCCATCACCCGATCAAGGATGATCCCCTTGATAGCGGCAAGCACCTGATCGAACCCATCCACTTTCAGCACATCCGGTTCGGGGATGCGGTCAACTCTGGGGTTAAATACGGTACTGGTCATAGAGGAACTCTTACGGTGATATCTGCGCCTTGATAGGTGCCGTCGATGTGGGCATGTAGGCCGTCGCCGACAATTTCAAACTGGATGCGGGTAGGCTTGAAATCGAGCACTCCGTTGGCCGGTTCCAGCATGGCGTCAAACATGGCTGCCTTGACCTGCAGCACCAGTGCTTGGTTGGTCAGGTGAGCAAGCGCATCAGGCACATCGCTACCAAATAACCGGCGCCTGGCTCTCGCTGCGCGTGGTGTGGTGAACACCTGGAGCAGCCGGCTGGCCAGTTGCTCCGTGCCGCTGATAAAGCGGCCCGTTCGTCTGTCCATGCCGAGCATATGGCCTCACTTACTGTTTCTGGTTTGGTTTTCCTACAGTCGGATCCCCATGGGGGTGGTCATGACCGTTATAAATTTTCCGGTCAGCACTGACAGACCGGGTGGCATCGCGCAGCTCACCCGTCGAGTGAACCTCGCTGGTGACGAACTCGACCCCACCAGGAGCCGTGACAGTCAGCTTGCCGGTCTCCTTGTCCCACTCTTCCATGCCGAGAGCACCGATCTTTCGGACAACCTTATTCGGGTCGCTGGATGGGAGAGGAAACTGGTCAGAGGGAATGCCGACCAATGCGATGGAACTGGTGTTGCGGTCGCCAGAGCCATAATTGAGGACAAGCGCCAACTCCCCCACACTGGGGGTTCGCCACTCGATCACGTCACCGGCCGCACAAGCAAACCACTTAATCGCCGGGGTTTTGGCCTTGCCGATAGCAATCACAACCCGGTGGCCGACCACTTTAGCCACCGTTCCCATCTGAATGGCATTGCGGCCCCGGCGGGCTCCGTTCTCCAGCTCAGCTTCAATATCGGAGACCCTGTCCATCAGCGGAGCCAGCATGCTGGATACAAGCTGCTCAATCATGGCTACCCCACGGGATGATAAGAGTTAGGGTCATCAACATTGGCAGGGTTAATGGCAATGGAGATGCCGCCTCGAATTTCACCAGACCCATCAGATAAAGACCGGCCGAGGTAAAGTGGCTGAAGCCACTGCACCCCCCTCGATTCCACACCGTCGATACCGAGCAGATAGCTGGTGTCGCCGTTGATCTGTATCTGCGGCATGCCGACCTGAGCTGAATTGACCAGCATCACATCGGGCTGACCGGCCTCTGCTGCTGGCTCCTTGAACAGGGCTCGGCGCTCCAGCAGACGCTCTACCTCAGCAGCCAGGTCCAACGCCTGCAACAGCGCGTTGGGCTGGCCCTTGGGGATGATGCAGTGCGCAGTGAGCATATACTGGTGGTGGTAGCGACCATCGTTCTGACGCTGGCCAGGGTGGCTGTCTTCCCACTGGATCAGGATGGTTGGGCCGGTGATCTCGACCTTGCCCCACTCGTCGTATGACTCGATGGCAAGCCCTTCGACCAGATTGACGCGCAACCGCTCGACCAGCGCAGTGTGATACTGGCTGGGGGTAGTGATGTCGTAATGCATGGTGATTCCTATCTGGCGCCGCGAGGTCGCTTACCGGGGCTCATGATGTTCGTGGCCGCCTTGTCTAGGCTGCCGTGCTGGCCACTACCAAACACCGACGCCCACTGGCTGCTCTTGGAGCGGCCACGCAGGTCAGTCTCGAAGTGGCGCATAAAGATATCCGGCATCCGCTCCAGTACCTCATCCTCGATTTTGACGACGATGTCGTCCGGGATGGGGATGGTCAGCTTGGTGATCGGGTATCGCATGTCTGTCTCGCGCTGCATAAAAACCTTGCGGCCCTTGCGCAGGCTGACGAACGCCTTGTCGTAATAGCTGCCCCTGAACATCAGGCCGCCCCTGGTCTTCTTCGGGGTGCCCTTGAATGCGTTGGGGCTCAAGTCGTTCATCCCGAACCAGAACTTCATTTCCGCCATATCTGACGCTGCAGGGCGGATATAGGTTCTGACACGGGCTTTCATCGACTTCTGGTTGCGTAGCTCCAGCTCTTGCAGCAGCACCTTGCGCGATTGCGACATAACGCTCTGTTCGGTTCGCTTCATGGCTCGATGGAAGGCAAGCGATATCACCTTCTGGTCGAGGCCCGCAAACTGGTCGATGACGGCTGCGATGTCTGCATCGTCGATAAACAGGTACATCACAGCCGCCACCTCATATGTTGGTCTTGCTAAAACGGGTTCCTGTGCCTGCCGGCAGGTTGGCGTCACCAGCCAGGCCGAGCATCAGCACTGTCGTTGTGGCATCGGTGTAGTCGAGATCCACAACCCAACGGGTGCCGAGGGGGGTCTCCACCTCTGCCCCCATGACATCCTCCCGGCGCAGCCGGTTTTGCAGCACTGTCAGCACCCCTTTCTCGCTGGCCACACGCACACCGCGAGGATTGGTACTTCCTGCTGGGACTTTCGCCTCCTGCAGGCTGCTATCCCAGATGGCCGCAATATCCAGCATCCCAC